TAGATATGGGAACGCTTTGCGAAAATAAGTTGATACTAAACGGTACGCCTATCAGTCGTAACTTGCTGGATATATGGCCACAAATGGAATTTCTTTCTCCTAAAATTCTGCACATGAATCAGGCAGAATTCAAGAATACGTTTTGCGAATATACCAAAATTACCAAACTATCAAGAAATAAGCGATATACAAAGGAATTTATTACCAAATATCACAATATAGACTATCTATATAGCTTACTGAAGCCTTATGTGTATGAAGCTGATTTGCAGCTAGAAATCAATCGCCAACACATTCAGGTTGATTATGAGATTGAAGATAGTATCAAGGAAGAATACGAATATTTGAAAACAAAGTACCTGGACGATGAAAAAATGCAGGCAATGAACAATAATATATTCCTCGAAATGACAATGAAAATGCAACACTTGTACTCGTGCGCCGACGAAAAGTTTGTAGTGGCTCAGAAGATAATTGAAGCTCACAAACCCGAGAACGTGGTTATCTTCACCAAATTTATTGACAGCCGCGAAGCTTGCAAAAAAGCTTTTCCGGGAGTTGATATATTGAGCATTCAGAGTGACAGTTCAAGCATTAACCTACAATCGAAACATGTAACCATAGAATGGGATAAGACTTGGGATTATGCTTGTGTGGACCAATACCAGTTCAGAACATACAGAATTGGGCAGCAACACACCTGCTACTACTATTATTTGAACGGTAATGTGAAATTGGAAGGACTAATGAAAGCCAATAATGACAAGAAGTTTGATCAACTGAATTATTTTAAATCGATTACTAAAGAAGAATTGAGGAAGGCTGTATGAAAACCTATAATCACGATAAAAACGTTTATCAGGCTGCTATTGAGCGATACGAAACGATATTCAATGAGTTCGACCGTATTTGTGTCTCGTTTTCCAACGGTAAAGACAGTGGTGTATTGCTGAATCTGGCCATTGAAGTGGCAAGAAAACTGGATAAACTACCCGTTCATGTGCTGTATATCGACATGGAAGCGCAGTACAAGCACGCCATTGATTACACTTATCGCACATTTGATAGACCAGAAATATTTCCGTATTGGGTTTGTTTGCCCATTCATTTGCGAAATGCAGTATCGCAGTTTCAACCGCATTGGCTTTGTTGGGACACGGACAAACAAGATGCATGGGTGCGTGATATGCCAGTGCATAAGTCGGTTATTTCTGACGAAAGTTATTTCCCATTTTTCCAACGTGGCATGGAGTTCGAAGAATTTGTACCACTCTTTGCTAAATGGTTTTCGCAGGGAAAGAAAACATGTTCGGTAGTTGGAATCCGAAGTGACGAAAGCCTGAACCGTTACCGTACCATTAAGAGCGAAACCAAAATAACATACGAAGGAAAACAGTGGACTACAAAACTATTCCGTGACGATGACAGCTCACAGATTTACAACGCTTACCCAATATACGATTGGCACGTAGAGGATATTTGGACGGCTAACGCTCGTTTCTCGTGGGATTATAACCGAGTGTACGACCTAATGTATATGGCTGGAGTATCATTGCACAAACAGAGACTTTGCCAACCATACGGAGATGATCAGCGACAAGGATTATATTTGTTCAAGGCCTTAGAACCCGAAACGTGGGCAAAGGTAGTAAACCGTGTAGAAGGTGCTAATTTCGGCAATCGGTACACCGAAACCGACAAAACAACCTTGGGAAATTACAAAGTAAATCTTCCACCTGGTCACACTTACGAAAGTTACGCAGGTTTTCTTTTGGAAACAATGCCACCTTATCAGGCTGAGCATTACAGAGAAAAAATAAATAAGTTCCTTAAATGGTGGAATACCGAAGGAATAGAAGTAATACCAGACAAAGCAGATCCGAAAATGGAAGCTTTGCGTAAAGCACCAAGTTGGAGGCGAATATGTAAAGTATTACTTAAAAACGACTATTGGTGCAAGGGGTTATCATTCACCCAAACCAAAAGAGATATGGAAAAACAAGTAGAAATAATTACCAAATACAGTGATTTATTATGAAAATAAAACTTCCGGAAGATTGCACTTTTGAAGAAAAGGCAAAGATTTACAACGAAGTAAGTCAGCAAATGTACGATTGGCTTGGGGTAAATCACCCTGCTTTAAATGTGCAGTTGGTAAAAGCCGAACAGGTAGAGGGAAACGATTACAACCCAAACAAAGTAGCGCCACCCGAAATGAAGCTACTCACACTTTCTATCATGCGCGATGGCGTAACCATGCCCGTAGTAGTGGCAGAACAGGACAAAAAGAACAAGCCTTTTGTGGTAGTTGACGGATTTCACCGAACTACTGTTATCAAAAACAACAAGGCAATAAATGAAAGCATTTACGGATATGTTCCAGTTTCGAAACTGAATAAGTCAATCGAAGAAAGGATCACTTCCACCGTTCGCCACAACATGGCTCGTGGAACTCACCAGGTGGAGTTATCGGCTAAACTTGTGGCCATGCTCAAAAAACACAACTGGACCAATGCCCGTATAGGCATGGAACTGGGCATGGATGCCGACGAAGTACTTCGGCTCAAGCAAATTACAGGACTAGCAGAATTATTTAAAGATAAAGATTTTTCAAACTCATGGGAATAATGAAAAAACAAACAAACCTCACCCTGCCAGAATGGGCATTCTTAGACGGAAATTCTCACCTTGGCGATACGCTAGAAGGTAGAACCGTATTGCAGCACATACGCAGTTACACTATGCTGGAAGTATTTTCACTAGATGATTTAATGGTAAAAATGCACCCCAAAATAAAAACCAAAGTATTTCCTTATAAAAACGGTTATGGAATTGAAGAAAAGCATATATTTGTAATCCATTTCAGCCTAGCACCCGATTTTGAATTAGAAACAATACTGGAAAAAGCCGTTGACTTTTACTGCAAGTACATGCAATGGATGGATAAATCAATTGAACAAGAAGATACCTCAAAACACAACTAACCATGAACGAACGTGAACGAATAGGTTTAGCAATTACTAAACTTCGCAAAGAAAAGAATATGCTTCAGTCGGATTTGGCTGAGAAAAGTGGCAATACTAAAGCTAATATATGTAGGATTGAAGCTGGTAAATACTCCGTAGGATTGGATGTACTGGTAAAAGTAGCTACTGCACTAGATAAGAAGATTGATTTTGTAGATTAAAATATACATACCTTTTACCCAAAGCCCCACCCTCACCGGTGGGGCTTTTTTTTGTCCTTTCGCACCCCTATTTTATCCATTAATTTTGCCTTATGGAAAACAAGAAAACCATTGAGGCATTGGTTACAGGCACAATACATGTGTATGATGCCATAAAACAGATGGAACGCATTAGCAGTAATGGCGATAACTTCTCATTTTCCTTTTACAAGTATAACCGCGAAACCCGCAGTGGTGGCGATTTGGCACGGATAGCCCGCGCACGATTGCGCAAGAAAGCACCCGATAGCAAGATAGAAAATAGCAGTTATAAGCTATTTTTTATGGATATGGATAGCGGACGACCGCTGAATTGCTGGCAGGTGCTGATAGTGGAGTTTAATGGGATGAAATGTAGTTTATAGTTGACAGTTGACAGTGGATAGTTGACAATTAGATAGTAAATAGTAAATGAATAAATAGTAAATAAGTACTATGAACGAAGTAAGAAGAGTTGGAAATTTTGGAATAGCAAATACCAGTCATGGGCTGATGAGTTTCTCGGTGGGGAGCTTCACAGGCTTTGAGGGTGCTGCTATGTACAACTTTACCGTGCCTAACTCGTGGCAAGACCAACGGATGCAAATAGGTGGGTACGAGATTATTCCGCTTGGCGCAAACAATGACATGCCGCTGGAGCTGCAACGAATGTTGGATGAGTTTTACTCAGGTGAAGGTATTTTGGGCAAAATTCAAGGCTTGCAATGGGGCGAAGGTCCACGGTTGTACGTGGAAGAAGAAACCACCGATGGCGAACTACTTCGCAAATGGAAACGTGACAAGGAAGTGGAAGCGTGGCTCAATAGCTGGGAGTTTGAAAAACAACTGTTCAACTGCCATACCGATTTGGTACATGGTTTTGGGTTTTTCTACAAGGTGTTCCGTAACCGTGGCGCAAGGATTGGACAACGGTCCACCATTGCCAGCTTGCAACACATTAGCGTGGATAAATGTAGGCTCGAATTCCCTGGCGATTACATGGATTATCCACAACGTATCATTACAGGTCATTTTCCCAACGTGCGCATTGACAAGATGGCGGCTTACCAAATATGGAACAAACAAAAACCGTTTGAATATGGCGTGGCCATGGGCTATCAAAGTATTTACTCGTTTTGCAAAGCATTTTACAGTACGCCCCGATTCCTTGGTGCTTACAGCTGGATAAAATTGGCCAGTAACATTGCACCGCTTTTGAGTGCTTACAATGCCAACGCTTCGGCCATTTCGTTTCACATAGAAAGTCCGCAAAGTTATTGGGACCGTGCCGAAGATAACCTCAAGGAACAATGCACCACCAAAGGAATTCCCTATACCAACAAAGTGCTGGAGGATTTCAAAACAAAAGCATTTCAGGACTTCACGGCTGCACTCAGCGGACAAGAAAACGTGGGCAAGTTCCTACACACTACAAGCGAGTTCAACACCTTGGCCAATGACTTTGACGGATGGAAAGTAACGCCATTGGACAAAAAGATTAAGGACTACATAGATGCTCAAATATCCATTGCCGACAAATCGGACAGTGCAGCCACCAGTGGTTTTGGATTGCACCCAAGTTTGAGCAACCTCACCGTGGGTGGCAAAATGAGTAGTGGCAGCGAAATACTGTACGCACTGAAGGGATATTTGGCAACCGAAATAGCGGTACCCGAAATGATACTCTTCAATCCATTCAATGCTGCATTGGCAGCCAATTTTCCAGACAAAAACTTGAAGTTGGGATTTTACAGAAAAGTGATAGTGAACGAAAGCGCGGTAACGCCTAGTAAGAGGATGAAGGAAAATGTATAGATAATTAATAATTGATAATTAATAATTAATAATTGGAAAGATGATTTTCAACAAAAATAATGCAGGCGGTACGGAACTTAGGGATTTGCTGGGGTTTATAGATGCTGGAAGTAATTTCGAGAAGTGGAAAACGTGGATTTCGCTTTCGGTACGGCAAGTAACTGCTCTTACTGGCAAGGCGGTATATGATGTGGCTGATGCGCATTATAATTCTGCTAATTATGGAAATGTAACTACTCCGGAATTTATTGTACTAAATACATTGGTAGCTAAATTTCAGTTGCCCAATGCACTGTTTGCCTATGTACGCCTATTGCCTAGCTTGGATGCTGGACATAGTAATGCAGGGCGATTGAAAACCGTAGGCAGCGAAGAGCGCACCCTTACCGCAGTGGAAGCCTACAAGGACGAAACAAATATATTGAATCTTGGGTACGAGGCATTGGAGGATTTACTTTCCTATTTGGAAGAAAACGCCATACCGACATGGATTGCAAGTGAAACCCGTAAATCAACAGCCAATTTACTTGTCCCCAATCTTTCAACTTTCAATGAATATTTTATTATCAATAGTGCCAGGTTTTATTATACACTGGTCCCAATGATTAAGGAAGTGCAGAACCTACAGATAGTTCCTGTTATTTCGGTAGATAGGGTTACCGAAATTCTTGTAGCTGTAGAAGCTGCTGAACCCGACGAAACACAAGTCGCTTTATTGAATTTACTCAAAAACTACATACAACGCCCAATGGTATTGGCTACAATGGTGCTGGCGTTGAAAAGATTGTCGGTAGAACTAATGCCAGAAGGTGTGGTGCAAACGCAGATTGTAGGCACGGTAAAAGAGAAGCTGGTAGCCAACGAGAGTACTCGAAAAATGCTTATTGCCTCACTTAACGAAGATGTTGAAGCTGGTTTATTTGCATTGCAGGAACAAATAAAAATATTGGATGCTCCGGTAGTGGTGGTTGATCCTAATGCAGTGGTTACGCCAGTAGTGGTGTTGGGGAATGGAAGTTTGGGAGGGTTTAGTTTTTGACCTCACCCCCCAACCCCCCTCTCCCTGAGAGAGGAGGAGTAAAATGTATTGGTTTATTTCAACTAAAATTTATTATACCCCTAAAAAAACAGACATGTTAGAGCTTGCATTAAAAATCATTTCGGAAGCCTTTAAAGGTAAATTGGATAAGGCAGGAGTTCCTTATGTAGAGCATTTATTTAGAGTAGCTGATGCTGTACAAGCTGAATATGTAAAAAAAGGATATTCTTATACTGAAGAATTACAATGCATTGCTTTATTGCACGACCTTTTAGAAGATTGCCACGAATGGAATGAGAAATCATTGTCATGTTTATTTAATGCCCGGGTAGTGGCTGGAGTGGTAGCACTTACGCACACAAGTAACTTAGATTATTTTAGCTATATAAGTCAGGTATTGGAGAATGGAGATGCTATTCGCGTAAAGTTATGTGACCTACGAGATAACATGGATGTAACCAGGCTAAAGGAATTGACGGCTAAGGATTTTGAGAGATTGAATAAATATGTGAAGTCATATCACAGGTTATTGGCTTAAAAAAACAGATAAATACTCATGCACGAATTATTGAACGTAAGAACCAATAAAGTAATTTCTTTTCCTTCGGATATTGACGAACTAACGCCTTCGCAGTATTTGGTTTATTTGGATTTGGTACTGCAGCAATTTACGGGTGCAATTAGTGATCCAATGGAAATTAAGCGCAAGTTGTTTGTTGCACTTACAGATTTAAAGGTGAGTAAGAAAATGGCGTTTTATACGGCCGACGAAGAGGAAAATATATGGGCTGCATTGACGGAAAAAATCAACTTGCTGGATAGCTTTTTTGATATTGAAGATGACAGTGAAAATAAAGTGTATCATTTACACATTATCCCGATGATATGCTGAGCAATATTACATGGGGCGATTTTGTAAACTGCCTGAATGCGCTAAAAATGACAAGCGTGGCGCAAGCTGAAAATAACATTGAAGAAATACAGCGAAATACGTTAGAGATATTTAAAGTGCTATACCCCCCTGCCCCCCAAAGGGGGGTTAAGTGGAAGTATCAAAATTGGTGGAATAATTGGAGGACACGGAACACGAAACACGAAACACGAAACTCGAAACTCGAAACCCCCGACACCGTTCTGTACCATGCCTTGACTTATTTTAGCTATGTGTACGAATTAATTACTACAGTGCCAATTCCGATAAATGGTGAAGAGGTTGATTTTTCGATAATATGGAAAGCAGACCCGGACAATGAAGGCGATACGGGCGATAAAA